AATGTTGGTATAAATATTAATCCTAAAGGAACAGGAGTTTTTAAATCAGGATCTGGTGCAGTTAAAATTGCAGGACTGGAAACTATGTGGGTTCCATCTTCAGCAATGTATGGTGCTACAACTAACCCTGCAGATGCACAACAAGTAGAAACAACAGCTTTAAGACCTGATATGAAAGTATTAGATTTTGATGCAGGTACAGATGAATTTGCACAATTTTCAGTAGCTTTTCCTAAATCATGGAATGAAGGTACGGTTACTTATCAAGTATTCTGGGCACCCGGTTCTACAAATACAGGTAACTGTATTTTTGGTTTACAAGGTGTGGCAGTTGGCGATGGTGATACTATTGATATCGCTTATGGAACTGCAATAAATATTACAGATGCCGGTATAGGAACAGTTGAGGATCAACAAGTTTCTCCGGTAAGTAGCGCAGTTACGATTGCAGGTTCTCCTGCAGTTGATCAACAAACTTACTTTCAATTATTTAGAGATGCAAACGCAGGTGGAGATACTTTTAGTGCCGACGCAAGAGTTCTAGGTATCAAAATATTCTTTACTACTGATGCAGCTAACGACGCATAAGGAATTAGAATATGAGAGATTTAAAAAATAAACTTACCTCAAGTAAGAACACAAAAAATATACAATCTAAAAGAGGAAAATCTTTTGGTTATCAAGTCTTAGGATTTGGTGCTGGAGGCGGTGGTGGTTTTGAACCAGGAACTGTACAATATTTAATAGCAGCTGGTGGTGGCGGTGGTGGTTACGATGCTGGTGGTGGTGGTGGTGCAGGTGGTTATAGAGTAGCTGCTTGTTTAGCAGTAGATGGTGGAGAATATTCAATAGTAGTTGGAGCTGGCGGATCTGGTGGTGTGCCAGGATCTTCTGCTGGTAAGAACGGTAGTGTTTCAAGTTTTAATTCAATAACGTCTGCTGGTGGTGGTGGTGGTGGAACTTCTTCTACACCCTCAGGAACTCCTATAAGCCCACAGTATTATGGTGCGCCTGGTGGTTCAGGTGGTGGTGGAAGAGCTAACGTAGCCGGTACAGGTGGTGCTGGTAATACTCCTCCAGTAAGTCCAGCTCAAGGTTTTCCAGGAGGAACTACTTCTGCAGGTGCCGGTCAAGTCGGTGGTGGTGGTGGTGGAGCAAGTGAAGAAGGTCGTACTAATGGAACTCCCTGTCGTCCTGGTCAAGGTGGAGCAGGTATTTCAAACAGTATTACAGGATCAGCTTTTTTTTATGCCGGTGGCGGTGGTGGTGGTGGTAACTGTTCAGCTGGTGGTGCTATTGGTGGAAATGGTGGTGGTGGTAGAGGTGGTAGAGGAGCAGTACAAGGTAATGGTAGTGGTACATCAGGTGCAGCAAATTTCGGTGCCGGCGGTGGTGCTGCAGGTTGTGGACCTACACCTATAGTAGGTGGCGCAGGTGGAAAAGGAGTTGTTATTTTAAAATCAACATCAGTTTTAACAGCATCGGGTCCTGGAGTTAATACAGTTACTTATGATGGTTCAAATTATGTAGCAAGTTTTAAAGCATCGGGTTGTTTAACGTTAGGTTCGGGTGCACTTACTCATGTTCAAGCAGATTATTTAGTAGTCGCTGGTGGTGGAGCTGGTGGAAGAAATTACGCAGGTGGTGCAGGGGCAGGTGGATATAGAACATCTTTTCCAGGCGGAACAAAATTATATTTATTTCCAGGATCAAACGCAGTAACCGTTGGTTCTGGTGGAGCACAATCTCCTGTTACAAGTCAAGTGGGTGGAAAAGGAACTGATTCAGTAGTGGGATTCATAACATCAGGTGGTGGCGGTGGTGGTGGTGCTGGAGATAATGTTACTGGATGTCAAGTAAGAAAAAGTGGTGGTTCTGGTGGTGGTGCTGGTGGTGGAGCAAATATTTCAAGTGTAGGAGCAGGTAATACTCCTCCGGTAAGTCCTTCCCAAGGTAATCCAGGTGGTAATGGTGTAGGTGCTTCGACTTATGTAGGTGGTGGTGGTGGTGGAGCAGGTGCTACAGGTGGTGCAGCTTCTGGAAGTACTTCAGGTACAGGTGGTGTAGGTTCACCAAATTCAATTTCAGGAAGTGCAGTATTTTATGCTGGCGGTGGTGGTGGTTCTGGTGGTGGTGGTGCGCAACCGTTTACTCCAGGAGCAGGAGGTAATGGTGGTGGTGGAGCTGGAGGTAATCCAGGTGGTGCCGCAGGAACTGCAGGAACTGCTAATACAGGTGGTGGAGGTGGCGGTGGTAGTCAAGTTGGTACAAATAATGGTGCAGGAGCCGGTGGTTCAGGTATAGTAATATTAAGATTCGCAGATAGTGTATCTGCATCAATTGCACCGGGAACAAATTCAATATCCCCAGCCCCAGGTTCAACAAAAATTGCAACATTTACTGTATCGGGAACGTTGACAGTATAGAAAAAAAATTATATAATTAAACTTTAAGGAGATAAATAATATGGCCCATTTCGCAGAATTAAACGATGCTAAAATAGTATTAAGAATAGTAGTTGTCGGTAGTGATATTCCAGCAGGCGATGGAATTTTAGCTGAACATCCTATGCACGTTGATGGTGAAAAATGGTGTGTTAGATTTTTTAAAGGTGGCACTTGGAAACAAACTTCTTATACTAACGAGTTTAGAAAAAGATATGCAGGTATAGGAGATATTTATGATGCTGCAAAAAATAAATTTTTAAGTCAACAACCTTATGATTCATGGGCACTAGATGCTAATGATGATTGGCAAGCGCCAGTAACTTTTCCAAATGAAAAAAAAGGCAAAATTGTTAGTTGGGACGAAGCTAATCAAAAATGGATTGCAGAAGATTATTCAGATGGACAGACTCCAGCAAATAATTTTGCTTGGGACGCATCAACTCTTTCTTGGGTTTCCGTTTAATTACACTTTACAATTAATTTAAAATCATTTATATTGTCTTTATAAAGACATATGCAATTACAGAATTATTACTATTGGTTTAAAAATGCCATACCTTCACATGTATGTGATGACATCGTTCGTTATGCAAAATCCTTACAGGATCAAATGGCCGTTACAGGTGGATTTAATAAAAAAAAATTAAATAAAAAAGAAGAACAAGATTTAAAGAAAAAAAGAGATTCAGATATTATTTGGTTAGATGAACGTTGGATTTATAATGCAGTTCATCCTTATATCCATCAAGCAAATAAAGAAGCCAATTGGAATTTTCAATGGGATTTTTCTGAACAGTGTCAATTTACAAAATATAAAAAAGGTCAGTTTTATGACTGGCATTGTGATAGTTGGGAGAAACCTTATGATCAACCTAACGCACCTAGTCATGGCAAACAAAGAAAACTATCAGTAACTTTATCTCTATCTGATGACAAAGATTATACTGGTGGAGAATTAGAATTTGATATGAGAAATATAGATCCAGATAAAAAAAGAAATACCCATATATTAAAAGAAATAAGATCTAAAGGTTCTTTAGTTGTATTTCCTTCTGATGTGTGGCATAGAGTAAAACCGGTTAAACGTGGTGTTAGACATAGTCTAGTAATTTGGAACCTCGGATGGCCTTTTAAATAGGAAAGATATGAAAACAAAAATAAAAAAAAATACTTACCCCCAACAATTACATAAAGAAGATTATTTTAAATGTCCTATATGGGTTGCAGACGAACCTAAATTTTATTATGATATAAATAAAGCATCTAATAAATACATTGAGAAAGCTAAGAAAAATTTACAACCAAGTATTAATAAAAGAAATAAATTAAATAAAATTAAAGGTGATTTAGGGACCGTTTATCATTCAACTACTTTAATTGGAGATCCTGATTTTAAGGATTTAATTAATTACGTAGGTGCAACTTCTCATAATTTATTGGTGGAAATGGGTTTTAACTTAAATAATCATCAAATGTTTACCACAGAAATGTGGGTACAAGAATTTGCTAAAGATGGTGGTGGACACCATACATTACACACACATTGGAATGGACATATGTCAGGTTTTTATTTTTTAAAAGCTAGTGACAAAACATCTATGCCTTTGTTTGAAGATCCAAGAGCGGGTAATCTTATGAATTTATTGCCTGAAGCAGATGAATCAAAGCTAACTTATGCAAGTTCAAAAGTTCATTATAAACCTAAACCAGGTAGAATAATATTTTTTCCATCCTATATACCACATCAATTTATTGTTGATTTAGGTGTTGAACCATTTAGATTTATTCATTGGAACTGTCAAGCCGTACCTAAAGGAGCAACAAATGTCATTCAAAAAAAATAAATATAAAGTATTAAAATCAGCAGTATCACCTGAAGTAGCTGGGTTTATCCACGCTTACTTTTTAAACAAAAGAACTGCAGCTAGATTTTTATTTGATCAAAAGTATCTATCTCCTTACAACACAGAGTATGGTGTATGGAATGATGAACAAGTACCTAATACTTATTCACATTATGGTGACATGGCAATGGAAACATTACTGGGTATGTTAAATAAAAAAATGGATAAGGAAACAGGAT